TACAATATTGTCTTGATTGACTGCTATCTCTCCATGTCTTCCTGTCCACACTGTATATGCGGTACTATTAGGTGCTACTAAAACAAAAGCATATGATTTACCTGGTGCCAGATAAATTGGTTCAGGGAAGGTAAATTTAGTTGCCTTACTTGCAGATTCAGAGTCTGATTCAATGAGTGTGACTTCATTACCATTCGCATCAGTGCCTTTTGGTACCAATGTTTTACTTCTACCAATCACTGTAGTTGAAGGTCTTGCATCTGCGATAGTGGATCTAATTTCACAACGAACAGGACTATTTGAAACAGTATCAACAGTTGCAAAATAAACCTCAACTGCTGTTACAAAAATTCCATTTAGATCTTTATTTGCATTTACAGCACTTGGTGCTAAAACATTTCCACCCACAACGAATGTTTGTGCTAATGGATCTGTATACTCAATTTCACCATCAACCTTGAATGTTGTGGTATTTGTTGTGAGAGTAATTGTGTCCTGCCATTCTTCAACTGTGCCGAAAGCAGCGTATGTGGATTTAGCAAATACAACTCCAAATTTTTGTGCTGGTTCTACATTTTCATTTTTAGGACTTGTTGTTATTTTAAATTCTTTTACACCAGTTTGTATTTTTACACTAGGAGCAGGTTGTGAATGGGGATCACGAATGAAACATGATCCAATTATCTCACCAAATGCATCTGTGACTAATCTTAAATTTTTCACATATGCAGTTGCACCACTCTCTTGACCTACGAGTTGTGAATTTTTTTCAACATATCCAAAATATTGACCTTGAGCTTCCTCTGATAAAGATTTTGTATCAACATTTAGTACAGTGGATGTTGGACTGTAAATTTTAGGTATTTTACCAACACCTGAAGTGTAAGGATTATTAAAATAAACCTCAGTAGGACTATCAAATCTACCAGACTTATGATCAGGTTGACAGACTCTAAATTTCATAATTACATTTCCCTGCCCATCTAATGCATGAACTTCTTCACCAATATTAAATTGTCCATTTGATCCAGAGTCAGTACCATTCAATGATGGTGTTATTTCAAGTAATTTTGGAATTACATCAATTATTTTTTGTCCATCAATGAATAAAAATGTATCCATAAAATCTAGAAAACCTTCAGAAATAAATTGTATATTTCTTGATCTCATGAAATCATCGGTTTTTGATGCTACTAAATTATTTTGAATTGTTTCATCCACATCACTGAATGATTTTTGACCATCTCCAGATCTGTTAAGATCAATTTTTCCTACTTGAAACTTACCTCTTTTTCCTAGATTCACAGAGGATGGTGATTCATCAAAGAAATTCATATTAATTGTTTTAACAGTATTTTTGCCTGTCTGTCGAATTGTTTGGTTAGGGAGTTGAACTGTTCTTGCCCAAGTATCACTTTGAGGATCTAATTCAACTTTACCTAGTAATACTGGTAACTCATATGGGTTTACATTAATGGTATCATTTACTTCACCAGTTATTGTAGCATATGGTTGAGATAAAAATTCTACTTCTTCATAATTTAAAGTTACCACATTACCTGTCTTTTTAACATTTGAGTCAAATAATTCAAAATCAACATTGAAATCTAAATTAGAACTGATCGTTGCCTGTGCTGGAGTTAATTGAGATGCTAATGTATCTCTTGTTCTAAAAGGAATTAATTCTTGAGATTGTGGATTAATTTGTATTGATGATAAGTTAGTGTTTATAAAATTATAATTTTTAAATGGATCAACAAAAAATCCAGTTTTAAACCTATTTCTTCCCTCTTCATCTTGAATTTGTAAAGTTTGAGCACTAATTTCCAAAAGAGATAAAGTGGTAGTTTCCTCCAGATCAGCAACTCGATCTTCAATATCACCAATATCTCTCATTGTAAATCTTCGATTGTCAACTAATGTTAATACGGCATCTTGAGTATTATACAAATATGCTGGTAAACCAATCGATGCTAATTCCATTAACTCACCTACTTTAATTGGTGGTTTAGGATCAATTGAAGGTATACCTTTCTCGTAAATGAAATCACCAAACTTGTTCAAGTAAACTTTATCAATTCTAGGAAGATAGTGTTCGAAACTAGCAACTGAACTTTCATTTGGAGTCAAATATCTTAAAACTGCATTACCACTAAAATTCCTATTTCTAAATTCAAAAGGTGATCCTGTATTACTAGATGGATCATATACAGAAACTCTAGGTCTAAAATCAAAAGTATCTGATGCTCTTATGTTTGAACTTCCGATAGTTGGAATATCTTTGGAGAATCTATCTTGATCATAACTAGAAACTGTAAATACATCACCATCATCATTAGCAGGAACAGAATAATAATCAAATACAATTAATAATTGACGATTTGGTGCAGGTACATTTTTATTTCTAATTAATCTTGAGTAATCATAATATTCATCTTTCTGACCCTTGTCTAAAGTAAATGAGTTAGTAATATTTTTGTATGATCCTATTTGAATTGATTCAATTTCTGTTTTTATATTTGATTCTGAGAACTTAACAGAATCTCCAGCATTAAATTTACCCGAAGAAAGATAAACTATTTCTAACGTGTTTGATGATGGTTTAGCAACGACTCTTGCAATAACTTTATTATTAACACCAATTATATTTTCACCTATCACTGCATTATTTGATACATCAACTGTACTCGTAAATACTAACTTATCTAATGTAGGAGCACTTGTATTTGTAGATTCATAAACAGATAAAAATTTAATTACATCTGGATAATTTAATGAAATCTCTTCATCCTGAACTCGTAGACCATATCTGGCATCAAATACTAATCCATCAGATATTGCACCACCATTTCCTGCAGAAACACTTCCTGATTGTGATAATTTTGATCTGGTTACATTAAGTTTTTGACTACGATTATATACTTTTACTTTTGATTTAACCTTTGTTTTTGTAAGGGTAACATTTAATGTTTTATTATTATTACCCATAAGTTTATTATTTAAAACAATTTCGTCACTTCCATGCACAAATTCATCATTTGTAATTGAAATGGGTTCTCCATTTGATGTTTTAAATAAGGAATATCTTTCCTGATCAAAAGTTTCAAATATTATATCAGATACATCTGTAATATCAGTATCTGCAACTGTTAATGAAGTTGCAGATGAAACTTTAGAAACTTGCTTGGTAATTTTTAATGTAGAATCTGTTAAATCAACACTTGATACATCAGAGTTTGGTAAAGGTGTATATAATGTTCCTGAACCTTTAATAATTGGAGCTCCTAAGAATATTGGAACTGATATTGAATCTCCCTCAACAATTTTTTCTTCATAAACACCTGATACTCCTATACCTATTGCTTCAAGTGTTAAATTAGTATTGCCAGCACCAACATCTGCGACTCTATTATAAGTTTCTGTGCTAAATCCAGGTTTTGAATATCTAACTATTGATCCCTTTTTAACACCTGAAAATTGTTTGCCTGGTGCAGTTAAAACACCATTACTATTAATAGTACCATTAGATATATTATTTGGGAAATTAAATCTATCAAGTACAGTATCTGCTTTAAAATTATCACTATCAACAGATTTTATACTTTGTGTAGTATACTCTGTTACAACTCCAACGGTTCTTGGAAAATCAACACCATTGATTTGTATCTGTTCTCCTTTTGAGAAAGTTCCCGAAGTTTGATTAATCGTTGCAACACCCACAGCACCCGCAACAACTGCAAATCCACTTGCTCCACTACTTTTTCCTTTAACAAAAGATCCAATAGGTAATTCGGAAGTGCTAAGTGCACCATTTAATGTTAGATCAGTGTTGGTTTGAATATCAAATAATCTTAATTCCCATCTTGTAGAGTCATTTTCATACGGAGCATCTTCCAAATTAAATGAATATACTCTTGCACTCCCTATGTTATCACCTGCACTATTAAAGTCATCAAATAATCGTATAACATCTCCCTGACCTATGATTCCTTTAGTAACATTATTTAATTTTAATATATTTCCCATCTCAAATCCAATACCAATATCACTTCTAATACCTACATTTCTTGGTTTATCAATATCAATAATAGTTGTTCCCACTTTTTCTATATCATATCCCCTTACATATGCCTCACCTGCTGATAATTTTAAACACATCAAATCATCAGAGGGTATATTTTCTTGATCTGTTGTATCATCTTCAAAAAACAAACCATTATTTCCTAAATTATCATTTAATGAGTTAAATAAACCCATTTTAAAAGGTTCTACAGTGTAATCTCCAGACTCATCAAAAGTTCTTTCTGCTATCCAATCTCTTATTTTATTATAATCACTCTTACTATTCATCACTTTTATTTTACCTTCATCAACTCTCATAAGTTCAATGAAGTTTGTATCATTCTTATCTGTTAGTATTTTTTTACTTAATACTAATTCTATTTTAAGTCTATCTGCACCTGGTGCAGCAAAGTTAGTGAATCCCTTAGCATTATCAAATAAACTATTATCTTCTTTAGCATTAACAAGTGTTTCATTTATCTGTAATCCTACTCTATATGAAGGATTATTTGTATAATTATCTAAAATTATTGTCTGATCCGAAACATTAACGAAAAATCCTCTAACAAAATACACCCCTTTTGAAATAAAAGCAGCAGAACCAGTTGAAGTTGCATCCTCGGAAACCAATGAAGCAAAAGGAGTTCCAGATGTTATAGTTGTATTACCATATACAACATTTTCTGTTGCACTGAGTGATTCACCATCAGTAAATGAATTAAATTGTAAGTTATTATCTGAACTTACATATGTCACGTATAAAGTAACATCAGTCACATTTACTTGATCTGGGAGTGAAACAAATTTAACAATAGCTTCAATTCCAGACTCACTTCCTACGATTTTCTTACCAATATAATTTTTTATATAAACAGATATATCAACATTTAAGTTAAGACTATTTAATTTTACTGCATTAAATTGATTATCAAATGCTACACCACCTGGTATAACCACTGATCCGTCTTTGAAGATGTGATTACCAAATTTTTCTACTTGGTTCTGTAAGATTGATTGTTGGGTCGTTAATTCTCTAGCTTGTACTGGAAAACCAGGTTTATATAAAACCTTATGAAAATTCTTTTCACTATCAAAATCATCATAATATGGACTTGAATTTAAATTAATTTTTTGTGCCATTTTTTTTAGAATTCCAGAATAATTTTAACGTCTTCTTTTTGTCTGATGTCTCTTTCGACTTCTTTTCGATTATCAATGTAGATAATTTCACCAGTCTTTTTATTTATTTCAGGGTTAGCTAGACCATTTGTAAAATCAACCCCCAAATTAATATTTTTTCCACCTATGGTTGTAGTTATTCCACTAAAACCTTTATCTATTGCAACTGTGCCACCAGGATTTAAAACGACATCTGCACCTGATTCAAATGAAAGAACCTTTGCTCTAGTATCAACACCAGCATCATCTACATTATCAGCAGTGGTCTGATTTAAATTTAGACTTCGATCTTGAATGTATTTTATAACAGAAGTATCACTATCATACGAAGCTACTGTACCTGTTGCTGTTGCAGCAACACCGTTATCGGTTACAGGTTGTTGTATACCTGCACCAATTAATAAATCGAAATCATTAACGGTTGGAGTAGCATCTAATTTTATAGAAGATAATGATGAAAATTGAGATTCAGTATATAAATTGGAAGTTCCAAATTTATTTGGATTTTTAATAATTCCAACTTGAGCAAAGTGTGTGTCAACTGGAAAATCTTTTGTTGAATCATCAAATCTAGAATAAACTAAAACTTTATCAGCACCAAGTTCTGTGTAAATATCAGAACCATGACCCCTAGATGGTGGTATGATTGGTATCAAATTTGCAAATGTGTTAGGTGTGCCAAATCCACCACTTTCTAAATCAACCATTCCAAATGTATAACCTGAACCACCAGCAGTAACTATAATCTCAGTTATTTCACCCTCACTATTAGTAGACACGTTACATTTTGCTCCTTGACCGTCACCAAGAATATTACATTCCTT